TTCCTATCAAACTCAGTAAAAGCAGCACCTTCCTTAATATCCCAATCGCCATCCAATAGTTGCCTTCGTTGCTGTTCAGGTAACGATAGGAGCATGGCTTCGTAATCCCCTTGCTCTGCAAGATAAGGATTGTCTGATAATCGTGCAGGGATAAATCTCCTTTTGAATAATGATTTTCCAGCCTTTTCATGTCCTGCCGGATATTTAAGGACTTCTGTTGTTTCAATGTCTGTAGCATCAAATGAGTTTCCGTATGGAGCTGGGTCAATAAACATTTTTTTAACCCAATGATGACCCCTGCCTCCCGGATTTGTTGTTGCTCTCATAAATATTGGTAAGTCTTTTGCTACTGACCTCAATCTAGAACGCATATAATTCCATGCGTATGGTGTTGCCCACTGTGTTAACTCATCAAAGCCTATCCAACTAAAAGCTAAACCTTGATACCTTAGTACATCGTCATCTCTATCTAAATAAGACATCCACAACCTAGCACCTGACGGTGCAACCCACTGCATCTTTCTTTCTGACCATTTAATTCCCGGAATAATCTTTGGATATATTTCCTGAGACTTAAATATCAACTCTCGTAATTCTTCTGTCGTGTGTCTTAGTAGTAGTCCACTAAATGATGGGTGACTCATATATCTCAATGGGTCTGCTAACATGGCATAACTCTTGCCACCACCTGCTGAACCACCATATAGTACTTCTCTTTCACCTGCTGCTAAAAACTCTGTCTGAGGTCCTTCGTTGGGTTTAAAAATAATATTGTGCTTCTGCTCAATAGGTATTTCTGTTATACGCTCAACTTCTTGGACTTTAGACTCAAGAGTAGGCTTTTGCACCGGTTCTTTCTTGCTCAATTTCTTTCGCTTTGGAGATCGCCGCTTCTGCATACTCTGCCCACTTGCGTAGGCTTCTAGCTTGGTTCTTACGTCTTTTTTCATTCTGTAACCTTTTTCTGAGTCCTACGTGTGAAATATATCTATCTGTTTGCTTTGATAGCCAATTAGCTACTTGGCGATAGGAATACTGCTTCACATATTTTCTAGCCATTTCTAATTTATCTAGTTCGTCTTTTATAGGATTAAGTGTCTCAGGGTCTTGTTCATCTTGTATGTAACCAAAAGGTACTGTTCTAGCTATACGTGGTATTTTAATCCACTCATCATCTTCTTTTAAATCTGTTGGTTGGGGTAATTCCCAAGTTCCTATACTTCTATTATTCATTATTTCTTTTTACGGTTGTCTACAATTTTAACTGTATTAACATATTTCTTTTTAGTAGATAAACCACCTGCATACTTTTTAACAGGCTCTGGGTCTAAAGATATTATGTAGCTTCTTACTCCATCAACATCTTCACGTTTTACATAATCAAATTCTTCTTTTCCAAAATTTTCTTTAATAAAAGGTCCATATTTTTTTAAAAGAAGCGACTTACTCATTTTACCGTATTCCATTTTATTCTCCTCGGTTAACTTATTTACTATTCATCTTCTGCTTGTACATTCTTGACTGGCATAAGCATGACACCACCTGTAGACTCTACTTGCATCTTCTCTGTCTTCACTAGACCTGTCCTATCAAGTAATTCTTTTGCCGCAGTCATCTTTTCTCTCATGCCCAACTCTGTAGGGTCGTTGATTCCACTAACCATTGCAACAGCTGCTCTAGGAGCATTACGTGCCATGAACATTTGAGTAGCCTCTAGAACCTCTTCTTTGATGCCTCTGACGATGTCTGACGTGGAACTGGTAGGTGCATAGCCTGCGAGTAGTTTCGCCTGTGTAACATCCCCATTTGCCTCATCAAACAGTACATCTAAAAACTTCTGTTGCTTTTCTGTTAATTCTTTTGCCATTATGCTTTCTTCTTTTTTGTTTTTTTCTTAACGGGTACTACACCTACTTTAACTTTTGTAACACTTGCTATAGTAACAGGCTTTTTCTTCTTCTTTACAAATGCCGTAATCTGAGCTTTATTAAGCTTTGGATACATCTTAGCTATGGCAGTAATCATTTTGTTATCTGATGCTGACATTACATTGGTACTCCTAATTTAGTAATACGTGCTATAAGTCTATCTGCTCTATTGGTTGTTTGCTTATACCATCTACTGTCTTGCATCTCATCGCCTGCACGTTGCCAATCTTCATCTTTAACTGCAGCAATAAAATTCTTAAATTTAGATAATCTAGGTCTGCCTAATTGAAAACACATATTTGCTATGACTAGTTGTGCTTCTTCAGGTAGACTATCAAAGTTATCAAATATAATCTTACAGTCGCTTATTGTAACTGCTATGTCTTTAGTGAACCAATCATTTATTTGTTCATGTGATACTTTTGTTCCTACAGGCTGTTCGTAAAACTCTTCATCCCATTCAGTAATTAGGTGTCCTATTCCTCCGGTTAAATGTCCAAGGGAACAATGATAGGTTTTATATACCACACCTTCATCATTAGCTATCTCATCTTGTAATGTTACTAAGTTCATTTCTTACCTATAATTTTCATTGCTTGTCCTGCACCTTTTATTCCAAAGGATGCACTAATTGCTATAAACAGTAAATACTGATACCACTCAGGTAATGTATTTAATACTTCAAAGCCTATTCTAACATATTCTGTCATGCTAGGAATAAACACTAGTATAGCAGGTAATAATAAAACAATCAAGGCAAATTCATCTTTCCAGCTTCCATCTGTAGCATCTGCCATAGATTTCTCCCACTGCACTTCGCCTGTAGCCACTTTCTCTGCTACTGCTGCTTTAGCTTTAGCTTGGGCAACTTTAGCTTGACCATCGGCTTTGACCTTCTCTACCTTACTGCTCATCCATGAACTAGCTAGGTTTGCTATAGGTCCTATTAACGCCGTAAACATGTACATTCCTTTTGTTTAAATTTAGTGTCAATCCAACACTTGCCATAGTATAAAATAAATAACCATACTGTGAATAGAACTCCTTCAACGTAGCTAAGTTCATTCCATGCATCTAGTATCATACTGTCCACTATAATCTCCTATAACCGTCTTTTTCTTGTCTTTCTCTTAGAGCCTTCACGTGCTTGTTCATTAGATAATTTCCTATCCTCAGAAATGGCTTTGCGAGTGTCAGATATAATTTGTCTTTTCTCATCTAAATCTCGCCGTTTTTGTAGCAATCTTTTTGGGCTGTTTAGATACTTGTCTATTTCCTCTAGTTGCTTTGCGTTTAGCAGCCGTAGTGGCGGCGTATTCTTTGGAACTAAGAGCCTTAATTGCCGCTTCAGGTAGATAACGCTCACCGGTAGCTTTTGACCCTTGTGTACTAGGTTTGCCACTCTTAGTTCTCCACTTTTGTTTTGTCCAATTTGCTAGTGACCTTTGTGGTGCTTTCATACGCTTCCTTAATTTCTTCTATTGTTCTGTTGCATCCTATGCAGACATTTTCTTGCAACGTGCAGATACCTATACATGGTGTCACTTCTTACCTATACTTCTTAAACTTTCCATAACATTATCTATGTTAGGCTCTTTACTATTTGGGTTGTACACACATTTATATTGTTTAGGACAATTAGATTCATACATTAATGTATATGTTTTATTTCCACCTATATATATACAAGCCTGTTTATTTGTATATTTTGATTTAAGTATTTTTTTTAATCTGCAAGTTGTATACTTTTTCTTTTTAATCTTGCCTTGATGTATCATCTGTTGTTTAGTTAAGGGTTTAGGTACATACTTATAATTATCTCCATAGGCTTTAGTGGAAAATATACTTGCTAGTAATAATAAAAATCCACCTGCAACTAAAATTAAGAATACCCATCCTATACCTTCACCTATTTGTCTTCTAAGTTGTTGCTGCTTATATATTGTTTGTTGTCTTTGTTTCCTTATCTGACCTTCCATCTGCAATAATTCATCATATGCTTGAGGACCGTGAGTCAGGTTTAAAAACATTTTTAGTTCATATCTTTGTTCTTCAAGTTTCTTCTTAGCTGCGTAGGCTGCCATTGCGGCTTCTTCAATAGAACCTGCTTTAAAAAGTTTACCAAAAAGAGGTGGGTTCTTAGCTTGTTTCTCAGCATTATCAACATCACTAACTGCTCCCATCCATCTGCCAATGTCTCCTGACATTTGCTCTATGTCTCGCCCTACTGCAAATCCTTGCTTAATAGCAGAAAATGCTTTACTTGCAACACCTACAGCCAGTGATATAGTTACGGGGTCCATTATCTTTTCCTTCTAGGTTTACAGTAAGCTGTTATCTGTAGATTAGCTCCTTCCAACTGTGGTACGGATGGTTGCTTGTGTAATCTCTCTGCAAAGTACAAGCATCTATCTATGTCTTCAAAGGTTTGTGTTTGGTCTACTACTCTTAATCCCATCATAAACACTAACACAAACTCAAT